AGCAACAACTTTAATATTACCTTTGCTTAGTGCCGGTTTCATCATATTGCTTAGATCGTTAGCACTATTATTTGCACTTCCTGCTCCACTAATCATATGTGCTTCATCAATAAAAAGAACAGTTTTTCCTTTCTTTTCTAAACCTTTAAGAACAGCTTTAAATCTTTCTTCAAAATCGCCTCGATATTTGCTGCCTGCAAGCATCGCACTTATATCTAAGTTGTAGACACTATATTCTTTTAGAAAATCGGGAACAGCACCTTTTACAATATTAAATGCTAAACCTTCTGCAATAGCAGTTTTACCAACACCGGGATCGCCTACTAAAAGAACATTAGATTTGGTTCTTCTTCCTAAGCACAATGCTACGTTTTCTAGTTCTTCTATTCTTCCAATAACTGGATCAATTTTGTTTTTCTTAGCTGCTTCATTCAAATTTACTGTAAATGCTCGTAAAGCACGGTCTCCCTGATGATCCATTGATGTATCTTCTTCCTGTATTTCAGTAACTTCTGATTGTAAATATTCTGTAAACTTTTCTTTATCGACACCAGTTTGCTGAATATAATAAAATGCGTAACTACGTTTTTCACTCATTATAGCCAAGAATACATCAGCACTTTCTATTTTTTGTCTACCATTAAAAAGCACCTGTGTAAATGCACGATTCAATACTCGTTCGACTGCTTGAGTTTTTCTAGGTTTGACACTGACATCCTCTGTAACAATTTCGTTGCATTTAGTTTTGAGATAATGTTCTAGATTCTTTTTTAAGAATTCTGCATCGACACTGAAGCCAATTAGACAATTATTAAAACTTTCTTCACAAAGCATTGAAAAAAGCAAATGTTCTATAGTAAGATATTCGTGTTTAAGTTGTTGTGCAACTTTGATAGATTTTTCAAATACTAATTGAAGTTCGTTACTTGGTTCTACCATTATATTTCCTTTGTTTTTTTAGAGCCATTTCTAGCTTAAGTTTACTAATTTTGTCTGTAAAGCAGACACCATTTAGATGGTCTAGCTCGTGTAAAAAACATCTAGCATCTATGTCGTCTAATCTTATTATACACTTATTATTACTTCTGTCAAAAAATTCGACTACTAGATTTGAAGAACGTTTTACTTTAAAAAACAGATTTGGAAAACTAAGACATCCTTCATTGTCTGAATTTTCTTCAGTGCTTGCAGCAACAATTTTTGGATTAAACAATGCGAACGGTGTAAACACATCCTTTAAATTAGAAGTGTGCATAACAAAAACTCGTGCTTCTAAATCAACTTGATTAGCTGCTAATCCTCTTCCATTATTTGCTGACATAATTTTTACCATTTGCTCTTCTAGTTCGAATGGATCCATAACGGGATTATCAAAATCAAATTCTGGCATTACTTTTTTTAAAACATCGTTAGGATACTGTACTAATTTTAGCATTTATTTTTTTAATTTCTTCAATTAATTCTAGATTTGTAATGTTTGGTGTTACTACATTTATAATTATAACTAAATTTCCAGGACGTCCAGTAGCAGCATCTCTGAATCCTTTTCCTTGAGAACTGAATTCTACACCATGTTGAATACCTGGTCTTAGTGTTATCGGAAAAACTGTTCCGTCTAAACATTTAATTTTAGTGGAATATCCTATCATAGCTTCAAAGGAATTTATTTCTAAAATTTTTACTAAATCCATTCCTCTTCTAAGCCACTCTGGATCATTGTCGACTACAATATGAACATTTAGATTACCTGGCGGTAAGTGTTGTAATATTTCATCTCCAAGACCGCCATAGCGTAATACTTGTCCTGTTTGCACACCAGGAGGAACATCTATTACTACAATTTTATTTTTTCCAGACGGTAACGTATATCTAGCTTCAACTTGTGTTCCTAGATAACTTTGTTTAAAAGAAATGGCAATTCTAATCGAATGATCTCTATTTTTGTGTACACGTTTTTGAGCAAATCCTTGACCGAACTGGAATCCAAACATTTCTCCAAAATCGGGAAATCCTGGTCCTGTCCTTACATGTATGAATGGATCTCCGAAACCTTGTAGCTCAGCATCGTATTGAGATCTGCGTTGAGGATCACTAAGCGTATCGTAAGCTTGTGATATTTCTTGAAATTTTTTATTATCGCCACCACGGTCAGGATGATGTGTCATTGCCAACTTTTTGTAGGCTTTTTTTATATCATCCTGACTAGTGCTTTCATTTACTCCGAGTATTTGATAGTAGTTCATACTATTAATTATACACGGTACTACTTAAGACGTCAATCTAATGGAGGAAAATCTTCATCCAACGGTGGTCTGCTAGGCATTGGTTTATCCATTGCTGGCATTCCAGGTGTTGCTGCCGGCATTGCCATTGCTGTTACTGCTGCTCCTGCTACTGCTCCTACCGCTGCTGCTCCAAATGATCCAATTGGGCCTGATGGTGGTCTGACTGGACTTGGTGTAGGAGCACTTGGTGTAGGCGGTTTGTTAGCTGCTTCTATAGATTTCATTCTTAAATCTTTGTCATCACCCGCTAACATAATGCCAGACAGTGTACCAGTTAGGAATGTTGCAATAGGTATAATAAGTTCAAAAAACTTATTATCAACAGGGCTCATTCCATTCATTGGTTGAGTTACAAAAATTAGACTGTATAACACTACAAACACAATTCCAAATAGTGTTAGACCTAGCACTATACCAATAAAAAACTTTAAACGAGCTTGAAGCTCTTCAGACGTATATCTTTCTCCTGACCATAATTCATTAATCATTTACAATCTCCTTTGCTTGGCGCTGGTACGAATACAGTATTACCTTCTTTATTAATCATTACGTTTTTTTTTTCGTAGTTTGTTAAGTCTTCTGGACAAGTTCCATTAGCACTACAAAACGGTTTTTTACAATATTTTGCTTCCCAATTGTCCGGGTCTTGACACGGATATCTGTATCGCTCTTGACACCCGGCTAAAAGGACAAAAACTGGCAGTATTAAAGCCCATTTTAAGTTCATAGTCGCTCCTTACTTAATATGCTAGTATTTATCAAATTTTGGTTTGAATGCGTTTTTGATTATTTTTTGAGTTCGTCTGCTATGCTTTTTTGTTCTTTATACCATTCCTGCCAAGCTTCATATTTGATTTTTAGTTCATAGTATAGCTTAGAGTTTTCGTTAGTTGTTTTTATAATATCAGAAAGCTCGATCTTTTTATCAGAAGGAAGTTTGTTTAAATCAGCAGCAGGAGTCATTAGACTAGGACTAGCATCGGGAAACTTCATAGTTACTGGAACTACAGTAGTAGAGCAACCTGCTAAAAATAAACAGCATACTAGAAGTAATCTCATTTTGCCTCTCCTGCTGGTGCTATTAATTCTGGATTAGTTACAGATTTATTAAACATTTCAATAGCATCGGGACTAATATCGCAGTTAGCATTAATAAGTTTTTCTTTTTCTATTATTTCTGTTTTAATAACTTCTTTAACTACTTCAACTGTTTTTATTTTAGTAATAACTTTTGTTTCTATGACTTTTACAACTTCCGCTTGTCGCCCTTCTAATTCCTTAACTTTATCTTCCATAGCAGCTACTCTTTCTCGCCATAGTTTTTCTACACCGTAACCACCCGCATAAAATGCTCCTATTCCGTAGAGAATTACACCTACTAGTTCTAATGGAAGCTTATAGTTTTTAATAAAAGGAATCCACGATATTAGTTTACTTAAGATATAAAGTGTAACACCGACACCAACAATAGCATAAGTTGCTAACTCTATCCAGTTATCTGGAATTAAACTATACATCCATTGTAAGTACCACATTATATTTTCTCCAGTGAAACTGCAAAGTTTTCATTTTCAAAAACAAATAAATTTCCGATCTTTGTAATATTATAATTTCCGATGTATTTTGTAAGATAAAGAATTTCAGCTACGTCTGTACTTTCGATCATTATACGTCCTTCTGAGCGTGAGTATACTGATTCTGCTAATCCAGCGTCTTTAATTTTTAATCTTAAAGGTTCGGCATACTTTTTTTGAAAGACTAAGGTATCATTATCTAAATCTACACTTTCTAAATAACTTCTTCCAAAAAAGTTTGTAAAATTGTTTAATCTATTTTCTTGAATAGAAATTTCGTATGCGTCTTTAGATAACGGAATATTCTCTTTTAAATTATCTTCTGTAACATCTAAACTATGAAAACTTTTATAATATCTAAATTTAAAATTATCGACTTCGGATAGTTTTCCTACACCGTCTAATAGTTCTATAATTTGTTCTGGAATTCTTTTGTTTCTCTCTATTTCCACAAATACTTTATATTTTCCATCATTAAGTTCGCCTGGAGTAGAATCAGCATCTAGTACGAAATCGTAGCCCCGTTCACAGAAGTTTACTAAATCATCTGCAGGTTTTTGAGATTCTACAGTAAACGATACTACAACTATATCTTTGTCGGATCCCATTTTACTAGCATAGCTATCGATCTCGAAGATATTATCGACTAGCATACGTAAGTCACCGCCTAGTAACTCTTCATTAAGCTGCTGGTGCATTAGGCATTCCTCCTGGTGCAGGTGCTGCTGCTGGTGCAGCTGGTGCTGTCATAGCTGCTTGATCTGCTGGTTGTGGTAACGATTCAGTTTGGGAAGTTCTGCCTATACCCATGCTTTCTCTCATCTTATTCATATATCCGTTATAAGTATCTTCTACAAGTTTTTTAGGCATAGTTATTTCTACCACCCAAACAGGGTTTCTGTCTAACTTTCCTTTTCTTGTACCAGGACGGAAGTCATCTGGGCCTTCAATTTTACGGGGACTAATCAAATGAGTCTGTTCGTATTTAATTTTACAACCGTAATCTAACAGTCTTTTTGCAGCCATGGGATCTGGCATCTGCTCTTTTGGCCACATAAAACTAGCAGTAACCCAGTGTCTTTCTACTGTAGGTCCTTCTACTAGCTCGCCGTCATGCCAGTTTTTATACACGTACATATCCATTTCATCTAGCACTCTTTCGAAGTCTTTTAATACATTTAAGCTAGAGTTGTTATTGTACAGAGTTTGAATATTTTCAATTATGTCTTTGATGTCTCGCATATTCTATCCTGATAAATGCTATACTTATTTAGTTGGTTTAAAATCTAATCTTACTACTTTACTTTCTGATTAGAGAAGTAAATAATAGTGTAGGACCTCTGTAGTTATCAAGGGCGGTCGCTACAAGTCCTACTTTTTTTAAAAGTGGGAGAACTTAATGAGTAAAAGAGTGAAAAAACGCTTTTCTTCAGACGTTAATGTAATTGATTTTCAACCATACCTTCCTAACAAGAAGCAGCGTGTTATACTGCATCCTCGCAATAAAAACCAAGCAACTTACCTACAAAAACTACAAGACGAGTCTAAAAACATTGTGTTTGCTGTTGGACCCGCAGGTACGGGTAAAACGTTGCTGGCTGTGCAGAATGGCATTAGGCAATTTCAAGAAGGGAAAGTTGATAAGATTATAGTAACTAGACCCGCCGTGTCAGTAGACGAAGATTTGGGATTTTTACCAGGTACGCTAAATGAAAAGATGGCACCCTGGACAAGACCAATATTCGATGTTTTAGGAGATTATTATCAACAAAAAGACATAGAAAACATGCTTTATGAAAACGTAATAGAGATAAGCCCATTAGCCTATATGCGTGGCAGGACGTTTAAAAATGCATACGTCATTGCAGATGAAATGCAAAATGCTACAATAAATCAAATGAAGATGCTACTAACAAGACTTGGCGAGGGATCCAAGATGGTAGTCACCGGTGATTTAGCTCAGGCAGATAGATTAAAAGATAATGGTTTGATAAATTTTATTGAACTATTAGATAAACATAAAAAATTGGAGCGAATAGATGTAGTACACTTCGATAGTAAAGATATTGAACGACATGAGGCCGTTAAAGAAATTCTAGAAATCTACGGAGATTAACAATAGAGGGAGTTTATTCTCCCTCTATTTTTTCAACTGATAATCCTGATGAACGTAGGAAATCAATCCCTGCGCTATCGCGATAGTCTTTGTTATAAAAAACACGACGAATACCAGACTGATATATGAGTTTGGCGCAGTCAAGACAAGGGCTGTGTGTGATAAAGATATCAGCGCCAGCACCACTATTATGGCCACGAGCAAGTTTACTAATTGCATTTGATTCTGCATGTAGTACCTCCGGTTTAGTTTTTAGATTATACGGACGACCTGTTTCGTCTTTATAAGACCATTCAACAGCATCGATAGTCCATTCGTTGGCATATTGTCTATCTTCACAATTGTTATCCCAACCAGCAGGCATGCCGTTGTAGCCATAGCTAATAACACTATCATCTTTAACAATAACTGCTCCAACATTCAATCTTTTAGCATGACTTAGTTGAGCACACCTTTTAGCCCAGTCCATATATAAGTCTATAAATTTTTGTTTCATATAGGATCTCCTTGATCATTAACTTCTAACCAAGTATAATCTCCTAACCATTTTACTCTAGTGATATATTCATAATGCTCCGGAGCACTAGATGACCAATCAGTTGGACCGTTGTGGCAGAGTCTAGTTTTGTTTATTTTATGGTCAAATACTAGCCAGTATATTTGATTATGATATGTTTGAAATTGATATTCTGCTGCGTGTACAGAATCGGTAATTTCAATTCTATGTTTAATTTGGTCCGCTTGCTTTTGCATAATACGGACTACTTCCATAATTCGTTCATATTCTTGTTGCGCATGTAACCTAGCAACATTAAGCATTATATCTTTTTGTTTAGTAACAGGCACCAAGTCAAATTTAGGTGCACCTACTTCCATAGGATATGTAAGACTATTACGTCGTTCTGGATCCTTAGGGTCTAATTGCATTAATCAAATCCGGGTTATCATTTGAATAAATCATAGATGACTTAATCTTATTAAAGTAGCCGCAAGATTAATCTCAGGATCACTAACTAGTGTGTGATCAACTAATCCTTGTTTAATAATTAAAATAGCTTTGTCTTGCTTCTCGTCATTGCCGAACATTGACACATTGTCATACAACCATCTAAACACATCTTCCATTTCTTCAGGACGAGCTTGGCTACATACAAGTTTACGTGCTTCTGAAATTTTACCTGCTTTAAAAAGCTCAACCATTTCAATTTTATAATCCTGTTCTCCGGTATCTCCTTTTTCAGGAGTGTGCAAATTTCCCTTCATACTGTTCATTTGAACAGTATTGATACATTTACGAAGATCTGGATAGGTAGCTTTTACGAACGTATCTAGCGTGTCCAAGTTGAAATCAATTTCTTCACTAACAAGAATTGTAGCAACACGAGCGGTAAACTCAGTAATATCCGTTCGTTCAATGTGAAATCCTTGACATCGTGAATGTATAGCAGGGATAATGCGATTAGGGTAGTTACAGGTGAGGATAAAACGAGCAGTTGTATGATACTCTTCCATAACTCCACGGAGAGCAGCTTGTGCATTAGGACTAAGATAATCTGCTTCATCTAATAATACCACCTTAAAATTTCCAAAAGGAATCATTTGTACAAAATTTACTATTTTATCTCTTACATCTTCAACGCTGTTTGTACGACTAGCATTAATTTCTAAAACGTCTAAGTCATTGATTTCTAGTTCGTTTAATAATATTTTTGCTAGAGTTGTTTTTCCAATCCCAGCATTACCACTAAAAAGCAAATGAGGAATACTTCCTTGTTTAACCCAGCTTTGGATCTGTTCTCGTTGATGACTGTCTCTAAAAACATACCCGTCTAATGTGCTAGGACGATATTTTTCTACCCACAACTCTTTCATATAATTTTTCCTAATCCTACCCAAATAAGTTGATCTAACTCTTGCTGATAATCTTTGCCTAGTCTACGCTTTTCGTAGATATCTTGTAATATACCTTTACCATCTCCGTACTCTGTAGTACCTGCACCTCGACGTTCGAGTTCAGTAACAAGGTCATCGGTATCAAAATCTCCCATATCGACATCGATGTCGATGTACTTTTCTATAGTAACATACTTCATATTGTTTCCGTGGTTAAGGAATGTAGTCTGTCAGCACAATCTCGGATATCTTCACTTAACAGGCCTTTACCCATTTTTGTTTCGATCATACGAGCTATTTGATGTAGCATCATAATTGCATCAGTGTATTCTGGATCGGTCATACAATCTCCTCTTTAACTTCTAGAAGTATATAGGAAATAAAAGGGCCAGTCAATGCCCTTTGATTAAATGTATGGAGTTAAGTCGGGTGGAGTCCATCCAGTTGGCTTGAGGACTTTGCCGTCCTCTCGTTTTCGAACTTTGCCAGTTTCTTTGTCAATCTTGGCAAAGTTAGTACTCATTACTTCTTTCCATGCGCCCTCAGCATCTGCTCCCATTGAGTGAATGGCACCAATAGTAACAACTAAGATATCGATTAGCGCATCTAGTGTTTCTACTTTGTCGTGATTATTAATTGCGGTACTGAGTTCATCTGCTTCTTCTTCAATTAATCCAACATACATATTGAATTGACTTTGATTAAAGTCCCCAACTGATTGATCACAGGATCGCATAAACTTTTCTTGATCACGAAATGGATTTGTCATAGACTTGCTCCAACTTGAACATCTTCCGGTCTTTGGTCAGATACAAGCAAAATTTCATCATTATCGATTCGTCTGATAGTAATTTCAGATCCGTCGTGATCTTGTAGTTTTATTCCTCTGGTCCAACGTCCATGAGCAACACAGATCCAGTCTCCTACTTTAACGTCGGTGACTTCAGGACCAGTTGCCCATACACATCCCCAACGTGCTTTAATGCCTTCTAGTTTTCCGTTAAGGCTTTGAACAATAATTCCTGATTTTGTTCTTTCTTCACCAAATTCCATATCCTTAACTAGGATACGATCTTTGATTGGAATAATTTTACCTTTAACACTCATTTTATCCTCTATTCTTCGGCATGATTAAATCTTTAGAATCTGTGTGATATTCTGACATAATATCCTCACGTTTCTTAATAATTTTACCTCCAGGTCCGAGTTCGTCGCCTCGAGCGTTAGTTCTGACATTTCCTACAGCTAAAGTCATTTCGTTTTTCATACGAAGTTTATCTAGGTCAAGTTCTTTTCCTTGCATTGTTCGGTATGTTTTACGTGCAGGTTCTTTCATAGCCATAATAGCTCTCCTTTAATACTGTTACTTATCTTAAGAATTCTTTCCAGTCTAAATTATATCGAATACTGTCAATTTTGTGTATACCTATAATATACAGAACATAACTCGAAACACTAGAGCCTCGACCAACACCCCAAACTATTTTGTTTGATCTCATAGTATCAACGAAGTATTTTAGCCAGCGTAATAAATTCAGCATATTTCTTGATCGATATTCTTGTATTTCTTCTATTAATCTTTGATAATTTTCTTTAGGACAATTATGAACTAAGAATTCTTCTATGTCCATTTGTTTATATTCTTCGGGCATGAACCAGTTTTCTTGATTATTTTTATCAAATGATTCCACAGAATCGTTTACATTATCATTCTTAATTCGAATCAAGTTATTGTTAGCTTCGTTAAATTTTTGAATTTCTTCATCATGTTTAACTATTAAATTTTGAAGTACTTCTGGACCGTGTTCGTATATTATATCGAACAGATCATTTGAATCAAAAATGGATCGACTATATTCATCTAATTTCATAAAGCTATTTTAGTTAATTTTAATTAACTTGTCAAGCTCTTGATTCCGATTTTCCATTTGTTGTTGAAGAAGTTTATGGCGACGTGATCTTAATTCTTCATTATATTGATCAAGAATTAATTTTATTTGATACTGTACATCAGAGTTTCGAGTAACCCAATATTTTTTACTCAAATCTAGAATTTTTGATTCTAGCTCATTATCTTTCAATGAGCCAAGATCATTTACTAATGGATGCGTCATACGTCGTTAAACGCCCCGACATATTTTACAAACATAGTATCACCACCATCGATTGTGCTGATTTCGAAAATATGCCAAGTCGACAGACTTAGGCCCATTTTAAAAGGTTTCCATGTAGGTCCTACTTCGTAGAAGGTTGCTGATAGTTGGGAAGTAACAAACCATAAATCGTAGTCTACTGTATCAGAAGTTGTTTTTAATTGTACTCTGATTGTTCTAGCTAGACCATCTTCTGGCCATTGTGATAATGTGATAGTAGTGTTTCCAGAGACGTTTCCATAGAAATAGTCTGCATCTCTTGTGTCAATAGTCACTGATCCAATTAACGTGCCTTCGTTGCTAACAGAGTTGTATAGTCTTCTTACTTCTGCATTAGCAATAATAACGCCATTAAAGTCGTTATCGACATTTGTTTTGGCAGTGTTGTTTTCCAAAAGTCCAATTTCTGTTCTAGCCGCACCTAATGCATCTTTAATAATACTAAAATTATCTCTGAATCCTTGGCTATTATTGTCTTTTCCTGCTTCTGGAAATCCTGCGTTTATCGTGTTAAAAACTATGTTACTCATGATATAGTAGTCCTGTCATTTCTAAATACTAGGTATTTATCCTGATTATAACCTGATACGGAATCTATGACATATCTGTCAATTGTATAGTCAATTTGGGAAAAATCGAAGTTTGAATATTTAATATTTAGAATAATGTCGTCTGCTGTTCCTGGTTTACAATAACATAACGGTATCGCTTTAACGAATCCTAAAGGCTGCACTGAACCTCCTTGGATAGATCTCATCCATAAAGGAAGGTAATTACTATCCTTAAACGCATTCATATTTTTAAAGTTATCTCTCCAAATTCCTAGACTAGAAGGAAATTTATTTTTTGAATTCGGATCTCCAGCAAAAACATCATTACGATCTACAGTGACTCTGAATGGGTCAGGTCTGCTCCAATAAGGATTTATACTATCAAATGGTCCTTCGTAAAATTCATTATTTTGATCTACTGTAATTTTTCTCTTATTTCCAGATGTTTTAACGATACTCGGTAATTTAGTTTTACCAATCTCTAAAGGATCAAATACTTCTATGTACACTACTTCGTAAACTGATATGTCGGATAGGGGTGCATTTGCTATCGCTTTTTTAATTGACCCTAATCTAAATCGTTTATTACTATGATTTCTTCCCATAGCACTGATATATTCTGCTGCCGATTTAGTTTCAATACCAGCATATACTAACATTCGTAATTCTCTTTGTATTCCAAAATTAGGATCGTTGGGTCTATATATAGAAGAAATATCAAATATTTCAGGGTCTGTGATAAAGGTTTTAAAATAATTTCTTTGTGTTGTTTTTAAGAATGGTCTTACTACTAGATTACTAAATTCTGTATCATTTGGTGTATCAATAACCAGATTAAAAGTTCTTGACGTAGCACTATAACCTAACACGTCTTTTGCTTGAATTGTAAATGAATATACTCTGTCTACAGTAGTATCGCCTTCATCTAATGTAAAAGTATCGTTATCAAATTGTATCAGTCCTGGCTTACCTGGAGATCCAAATTGATTAACTTTTCCTACTATTTCACCGTCGAAATTTAAAGTTAATCCTGGAGGAAGAGTTCCTCCTACTAAGTAATATAAAATTGGAGATTGGGCATACGTTGTTGTAGCACTTACACTTAATGTACTTACATAGTTAGCACCAATAGATCCTAAATCACTATTAGTATTCCATGTTATAGTGCTATCAATTTCTCCAATGATAGTTGCGGTAAACTTTCGTTTACTACTAGCTGTTTCTCCTTTTTCGGTATATCGTGTAGCTTTAACTGTGAAATTATAATCTTTTGTAATAGCTGTTTGATAAGGAAGTACACCGAAGACTTCCGCAGTACTAGGATCAAATAACATATTTGGAGGTAATATACTAGGAGTTCCGAAAGTGAGGTATGTATAATTCGAAATACTTTTTTCAAATGTTCCTTGAATAGTTAACACATACTCCGTATCTGAGATTTTTTGTACCCCATTAATCGTGTATATTGTAGCACTACTTTCAGGAACAAACTCAGTTAATTGTATTCGATGATTAAGTTGAGGAGTTCCTTTTACGTTTCTAATTCTTAATTTATTTGTGTCTTTTCTATTTTCAGAACCCAGTGTTGTAAAGGCTTGCCCAGAAACATCAGGATTCACACTTTCTAAATTATAAACTATGGGCCCAACCGCTAATGCTTCGTAAACATCTAATCTGAAAGTTTTGTAATTATTAGCTCTAAAGATTCCTAAGTTTGCAGGTGTAGTCCAAATAGGAGCTCTTGCATAAGTTACATCCGCAGTGAATACACCATTACCAGCTGTGATTACTGTATTGTCTGCTCTAAAATAATCATCTCCTACTACAAAAATTCTAAATTGTCTTGAAGTATAACTGTCACCGTCAGTGACAATTACAGTAAATTCATAGTTTCTATTAAGTTTCTTTGGAGGTAAACTGTCTTGACTATAATCGAAGAATAGTGTATCAAATACATAACTATCATAACCATTGTTAGGTCGTAGGCCATAGTCATATCCATATGCATCGAATAATTGCTTATCATATCTACCAGTCCCGGCTGTAGCCGGAGGTGCTAGTAATGGCTGTATCCAACCAACAATTCTTCCTGTTTCTGTTAAAATTAAACCTGGTGGGAGTTCACCTCCTCCGGTAGGAATGAAATATTTTAATTCTTGACCGCTAGCAGTGTCAGAATCTATAACTGATAATTGGAAATCTATGTAAGAACTGTCTAAGATGTAATAAGCACTGTTTGTGCCAATAGGTAAAGATCCTTGAGTAGTATTCCAATTAGGAAGATCTGCCCCTGTTACTGACATAAAGAATGTTCTGTCTGAAATTTCTCCGCCGTGACTTGCTCTTATAACGAATCTGAATTCTGAGTCTCGCGGAACCTCAAAAGCAGATCCTATAATTCGATCGCTTTTTATTCTTAATCCTGGAGGTAATTGACCTGAAATAACAGTATATGTTATTAATGAACTGTCGTATAATTCTGTAGTTTGACCAACAGGTAAGGATATGTCTATGGGAGAACTTTCCTGAATAGTTCCAAAGTTATATCCTGATTTTTCAGTCCAAATATTAAACATCGCATATCCTATGTTTTATATTTATAGGATTATGCTCCTATCAAGTTACGGCAAACCATATGGCACCTTCGGTTATGACCTCACCCATGGTACCAGCTGTAAGAGTCCTGACTGTGCCGCCGCCGGTATAACTAACTACTAAACTTTGACTTGCACTAGAATTAATAATTAATAGTCTTAGACCACTTAAGGTAAGATCGGGCGCTGGCAAAAAGAGTGTTCTAGTTGTACCACTTGGGCTAGAATAGATAACATTCCCTCTTACTTGCGCTCTTGTTAAAGTTACATTACCCGATGTGGTACTAACAGTCTGTGAAGCAACTCTAAGTGCACCGGAGAAGTTGGAATACTGTGAAGAATCGAATATTAAAGCAGTTTCATTTGTACCTAAACTGTTTTGAGTTTGGAAGGCTAACCCTCCAGGCATAACTCCTGGCGCTGGCGTTCCATCACAGTACGCAGCAATAACAGCCGCTTGTCTTTGTCCGGTTCCGTCATTACCTGAAAAAATAATTGCATGTAAAAAATCGTAGGCTAGTACAGCAGTTTCACTTGCTAACGTACCTCTTGATCTTTCTAAAAGAATAGCGTTTACGTTAACAGAATTATGTACATTTCTAAATACACACGAAAATGGTGCACTTGGATTGACTGGTCCTAGATCTACTTGGAAAATTCTTCCAGAGTATTCGTCGCCATCCAATGTTCCACCTAAGCTAATAACATTACTACCTACAGTACTAAAAAGTCCAAAACTGGCAGCACTACTGGTAATAGAATTTGCATCTACTCTTGATGAATAAATAATACCTGTGCTGTCGTCATACAGCAACCCTGCTCCAGTGCCTTGTAAAAAATCGCCGTTTTGACCATAAAATGCTACTTGACCTTGTACTCCTTGGCTAACTTGAGAGTTTACATTAATAGTTAAATTATCAAATTCATCAAAGTAGACGTCGGCTTTGTTGTTACCTAGTATACTTAAAGTTCCGCCACTATTAATTACTCTTGGCGAACTATCGTCACTGGATACATTAAAACTGCTTCCGCTACTTTCTGCGGCATTAATCCAGTTAGTTCCGTTATATTTTAAAATTTGACCATTGCTTGCACTGGTGATTACTACGTCAGTGAGTCCATCTAAATTGCTACTTCCTCCGGCGACAGTATCGTTTATCCAATTAGTTCCGTTATATTTTAAAACTTGTCCATTACTTGCACTGGTGATTACTACATCAGACAGTCCGTTTATGTCAGTAGCAACTGCACCGCTGATTAAATTACCGCCCGCAGTAACTCCGTCACCAACATATACAAATTTAGTATCAGTTGTATAAATTAATTCTCCAGTTGCAGGTGTAACACTTGTTCTATCAGCTGCAAGGCCTTGTCTTAGTTTTAATGCCATTTGTTTCTCCTAAACTTTAAAAAGTTCCTAAATCTATTTGTATCGGATCGTCGAAGGTGTTTGGTATAAATGAACCTAGATCTATATCTTGTTGATCTAAAAGATATTGTACAGGGTTAGTATAAATTCCATTAAAATCAGGAAAACTCCAATCTGCTCCGCCGCCGTCAGACCATGATAATTGTCCAGCTCCGTCTGTAGTTAATACTTGTCCGTCGACTCCATATGTAGTAGGCCAATCGGATCCGTCTAGAACTACACGACCGCTACCATCTGGAGTTAGTTTAATATCTCTATTTAATGTAGATATTATACTGAAATTCTTAACATCCAAATCTCCGGTAATATCAGTTAACACATTATTAGCAGAGGAAATAGTAATACTAGTTCCGTTGTATGTAATGTTAGTGTTTGTTCCTGCCACTAAACTTCTAAAAGTTAAGTTATCTCCTACCTCTACACTAGATGTTTTTCCAACAAAAATAGGAATTCCTGCTCCTAGATTTGCTCCTCCAGATACTAAAGCAATATCTAGAGCTGTAAAATTATTATTAACTTTAGTAAAAGCCGTAAGGAGATCATCTCCTGTGCCGTCATTAGCAAAATTACCAAGATTTACATAGTTAATAGTCATAATCTTTCCTTCTAATTATTTATCTGGTTTTTATTTTTGCTAGGCCTACCCAACTCAGTATTTTGATATATGCCCAGCCTATGTCAAATTCCCACCACTTTTGACTAAATTTAGGATTTGAGACATCTGCATGGTGATTGTTGTGCAGTTCTTCCCCGCCGATCCATATGCCTATCGGCATTAAATTAGTACTTTTATCGTTGGTTTCAGTATTTCGATAACCCCACCAATGCCCTGCACCATTGATAAATCCCGCAGCCCAGAATGGGATCCATATCATTTGTACACTCCACACCAGGAATCCCCATGGCCCAAATAACAAGAGGTCTATGACCAACATTAGGAGAATGCCAAGGCGGTGATGTGGAATGTATAATTTGCGTTCGATCCAGTCTTTAGGAGTGCCCATACCGTATTTCATAACCATGTCAGCATCACTGCCAGCACGATTGTAATACTTGACACCGCCGAATACCAAGTTCCATATGCCGTACACATGAGGGCTATGCGGATCACCTTCTACATCTGTATTTTGATGATGTTTGCGATGTACAGCCACCCACTGTTTAGTGGTCATGCCAGTAGTGAGCCATAACCAAAAACGCATCGAGTGGCTTACTACAGGATGAAACTCTACACCTCTATGTGCTTGACAGCGATGTAGATATAACGTGACTGACACGATGGTCATGTGAGTCATAAGAAGAGTCATTAAAATTATTGTCATAGTGTATTTACCCTATAAATATCCCATGCGCATACACGATGATAAGGATTTTTGGACCACGCTAACTTGGCCAGCAGCCCCTAATCTAGACGATTATGCTGTATTCGAACAGTACTGTACGGGCAGAGTGTTGCTGTTGGGCAGTACTAAATTGCTGTTGCCGTTATGTACAGAAGCATGGGATTTAGAACCTAAATATACAGATCTTAAAATTAAGAACAAAGATTGGTTTACCTTAGATGAACACTGGGATACAATTATTGTAGATGGCGCACTAGCATTTGGCCGAGAATATTGTGAACGTATGCTAGCCGCAGTACTACCTAACTGCGATAGATTTGTTGCCCGTGCCTTCTTAAATCCTAATTGGCCCACAAAGTATGCCTGCTACTTTCCCCGTGCCGAAGAATTAACACCAAGACCTACAGAACATCCTATCAACCTAGTTTACACATTTTATATATGGAACAAATAATATTAGCCATGTACTCAGGCGGACTTGATAGTCTGGGTATGGTATACAAACTCTTAACAGAAGATGCTTACAAAGACTACAGCATCCATATTCATCACATACACAATCGTAATATAGAAAATAGAGATCGTGCTGAAGGCATTGTGGTTCCTTTGGTGGTAAAAGAATTAGAAAGATTAGGGTTTAAGTTTGACTACAGTGAAAGTCAAATAGCCAGCCAGCCCTACAACGGCAAGTTTATGTACGACTCAGATACCATCAACTTCTTTGCTGGATATATTTGCTCTGTGAATCCCAGCATAGTTAAAGTTGCCATGGGTATGCAGGCTAACGACGGCAATCACGCACTGGAAGAAAGACGTAAACGTGCTGATCGAATACTAGCAGCATTTACTGATGTTACCAAGATTTATCCTGTGTTAGATATGACCAAGCGTGAAATACAGGATAGCCTACCAGTCACACTTAAAAAGATGTTTTGGTCGTGTCGTCATCCAGTGTACACAGAAAAAAATATAGCACCTTGCGGTAAATGTGATACCTGCCATAAACTACGAGAACAGGGTATTATTACCTAAAGTTGAATCCCGCTGAGATCCTAAAATTGTCACTGTGATTCTTTAATATTCTATGTGCTAGATTGCCTGAGAACAATAAAAACTCTCCTGCCTGTGGCGTATGCGTGTAGCGTTCTTGGTCCTGTTTAAACTCTA